ATTGACTATGTAGATCCCGCCAATGTTGTTTATTCGTATACTGACTATCCTACATTTGATGATTGTTTTTATTTTGGAGAGATTAAGAGGGTTCACATATCAGAAGTTAAAAGACTATATCCAAATATTACAGATGAGGATATCGAAGAGATTTCAAATTACAGTTACACTTGGTATCAGGATTATGGTGCTATGCGTCCATATACCGATAGTGTCTTCGACAAGGAGGTTGTCAATCTTTTGTACTTCAATTATAAAACTGACAAGAAGTTTGTATACAAAAAGAAATATCTTGAAAATGGCGGCGAGCGTGTTATTCGTAAGGATGAGAGCTTTAATCCACCAGAAGATGACGAAACAAGGTACGAAAGAATAGAAAAGACCATAGAGGTTTGGTATAAGGGCGCTATGGTTCTTGGCACAGATAAGTTATTGGAATGGGGGATGATGACTAATATGGTTCGTCCTAAGTCAGCTTCGCATTTTGCGATACCCGAATACGTGGCTGTTGCACCTAGAATGTACCGTGGAGTAATTGAGTCTCTTGTTCGTCGTATGATTGGATTTGCTGACTTGATTCAGTTAACGCATTTAAAGTTACAACAAGTTATTGCTCGTATGGTCCCAGATGGTGTTTATATCGACGCTGACGGACTTAATGAGGTTGACCTAGGTAATGGCTCCAACTACAACCCAGAAGAGGCTCTAAAGATGTATTTTCAGACGGGTTCGGTTATTGGTCGTAGTTACACACAAGACGGAGAGTTTAACAACGCACGTGTGCCCATTCAAGAGCTTAATAGCAACTCTGGTCAAGGCAAGATTGCTAGTTTAGTTAGTTCGTACAACCATTACCTTGCGATGATTCGTGACGTAACGGGACTGAACGAAGCTAGAGACGGCTCTACACCAGACCCTCGTGCTTTGGTTGGAGTTCAAAAGTTAGCCGCTTTAAATTCAAATACAGCCACTAGACATATATTAGAAGGTGGATTGTTTATAACAAGAAGATTAGCGGAGGCTATTTCATTGCGCATTTCGGATGTACTAGAGTATTCTGATACCAAAGAGCAGTTGATACACCAGATAGGGTCTTATAGTACCGATATATTGGAAGAGATTTCTGAGTTGTACTTGCATGACTTTGGTATTCATATCGAGGTCGCTCCTGACGAAGAGGAGAGGGCTCAGATGGAAGCAAATATACAAATAGCCCTACAGGGAAACCAAATTACATTAGAAGATGCTATAGACATTCGTGAGTTAAAGAATGTAAAATTAGCTAATGAGTTGTTAAAGGTCAAGAGAAAGAACAAAGAAAAGCAAGACCAAGAAAGAGAAATGCAGAAAATGCAAGCTCAAACGCAGTCTAACATAGAATCATCTCAAGCGGCTGCGCAAGCCAAGATGCAACAAATTCAACTTGAGTCTCAAGCCAAGATGCAAATCAAAAGAGCCGAGGCTGAGTACGATGTTATGAAGATGCAACAAGAAGCTCAGTTAAAGTTATCGTTAATGGATAAGGAGTTTCAATACCAAATGGCACTTGCTAATGTTAATGGGGAGACTCAAAAAGAAATAGAAAAAGAAAAGGAAAAGGCCAAGGATAGTAGGATTAGTTTACAAAATACGCAGCAGTCTAAGCTTATCGAACAGAGAAAGAAAGACTTACCTCCTGTTAGTTTTGAATCTAACGAAGATACTTTGGATGGTTTCGACTTCGCAGAGTTCGAGCCTAGATAAATAATTATTGTATATTTGCAATGAAAATCTAATAAAATAAAAATATGAGTGAATTTAAAGTAAGAGAAGTAGGTGTAGAAGAAGAGAAGAGCGTTCAAGAGATTGAAGAGCAACTTCTTAATGAACACCAAGAAAAAGTAAGCGCTGAGCAAGAAAACGAAGCGCAAACTGAGAGTGTCCAAGAAAACGAGGCGCAAGTAGTTGAGCAAGAGGTTGCACAAACTCCAGAGCTTACTGAAAAAGACGTTCTGTCATTTATTAAAAATAGGTACGATAAGGAAATCGATACCGTTGATCAGTTGTTTGAGGCACAGAAGTCTGCGCCAGAACTACCTGATGACGTGTCGGCATACCTAAAGTACAAGCAAGAAACGGGTCGAGGTTTCAATGACTTTGTTAAGATTAACAGAGACTTTGATAAAGAAGACCCTAATAAGCTACTTCTTGATTATTATAAGGAAACAAACCCAAGTCTAGATGATGATGATATTCATTTTGACATGAGTGATAAGTTTTCTTATGACGAAGAACTTGATGACGAAAAGGAAATCAAGAAAAAGAAAGTAGCAATGAAACGCGAACTCGCAAAGGCTAAGGAATATTTCGAAAAGCAAAAAGAACAATACATGGTACCACTTGAGTCAAGAGGTGCTGATGTTCCAGAAGCTGAAAAAGAAAGATACGAAGCTTTCAAGAGTCAGACCAAAAAGGCTAGCGAACTTGAACAAGAGCAGGCAAAGCGTTCTGAATTCTACCGGAGTAAGACATCGGAGTTGTTTAATGAGAATTTCAAAGGTTTTGATTTTCAAATTGGCGACGAGAAAGTGACTTATAAGCCAGCAGACTTTAAGACGTTATTGGAAAAGCAAACTGACATGTCTCCATTCTTTAACAGTTTTGTTGATGACAATGGTTACATTAAAGACGCTTCTGCTTACCACAGGTCGATGGCTGCTGCGATGAACCCAGATGCAATGGCTAAGTTCTTTTACGAAAAGGGCAAGTCAGAGGCTATAGAAAGTGTTGCCAAGGAATCTAAAAATATAGACATGAATGCCAAGGCGGCACCAGAAATGAGTAGAGCAAAAGGGTTTTCAGTGACAGCTTTGGATAGTGGTCCTAGCAAAAGATTGACAATAAAAAGTAAAAGATAAAAAAACAAACTAAAAAAACAAAATTATGGCAGGATCTGTACAGGCGTCACCGGGTTTTAGTTTAACCCCCGCCCCTAGCAAAGTTACCTTACCAGGTAACTACATTAGTGATTTTAACTTCTTAAACCAGTATCTTCCTGATACTTACGAGAAGGAATTCGAACGTTATGGTAACCGTTCTGTTGCATCGTTTTTACGTGCAGTAGGAGCTGAATTACCATCTAACTCTGACCTTATTAAGTGGGCAGAACAAGGACGTTTACACACTCAATATACTGGCATTACTGCTAGTACCTTTACAACTGGTCAGCAGGTATTTACAAAAGACAACGTAAACTTCCGTGTTGGTCAAACTGTTATCCTTTCATCTTCAACTGACGATGTTACAAAAAAGGGTATTATCACCGCTGTAACTAGCACTAACTTTACTGTTTCTTACTATACCAATGAGGTTTCTGCTCCATTTACTGCAAGTACCACAACTGACGTTGTAGCATTTGTTTATGGTTCTGAATTCAAAAAGGGCACCAATGGAATGCTCAATTCTTTAGAGGCTGAGTCTGACATTTTTGAAAACAGCCCAATCATCATCAAGGACAAGTACGAAGTATCTGGTTCTGATATGGCTCAAATCGGATGGGTAGAAGTAACTACTGAAAACGGTGCAACTGGTTACCTTTGGTACATCAAGTCTGAGCACGAGACTCGTTTACGTTTCGAAGACTACATGGAAATGTCTATGATTGAAGCAGTTCCTGCTGTTGATGGTGGTGCTAACTCTGCATTTGACCAAGGATTCAAGGGAACTGAGGGTATGTTCTATACTATCGAAGAGCGCGGTAATGTATGGTCTGGTGGTAATCCATCTACTTTGGCTGACTTCGATGCTATCATCGAGCGTTTGGACAAGCAAGGTTCTATCCAAGAGAACGTATTGTTCTTGAATCGTGCATTTGGATTTGACATCGACGATATGTTGGCTGCTCAAAACAGCTATGGTACTGGTGGTACTAGCTACGGTTTGTTCGATAACGACGAGAAGATGGCATTGAACTTAGGGTTCTCTGGTTTCAAGCGTGGTTATGAGTTCTACAAGACCGACTGGAAGTACTTGAACGACGCTACTTTGCGTGGTGGTTTAACCGCTGACAAAGTAAACGGAGTTTTGGTTCCTGCTGGATCTATGACTGTTTACGACCAAGTTCTTGGCAAGAACGCTACTCGTCCATTCTTGCACGTGCGTTACCGTGCTTCTGAAACAGAAGACCGTCGCTACAAGACTTGGATGACTGGTTCTGCTGGTGGTGCTTCTAACAGCGATTTAGACGCTATGGAAGTTCACTTCTTGTCTGAGCGTGCATTGTGCACTATGGGAGCTAACAACTTCTTCTTATTCAAAGACTAAGGGGTTAATATTGTATCATAAAAGACGGGGGCTAATAGCCTCCGTTTTTTTTATTATATTTGTAGCGTAAATTCTAATAAAATGAAAACAAATTTAAAAGACAAAATCTATTTATTGAAGGGTGGCAGGGAGCCATTGACCTTTGTGTTGCAGTCTAGAAACTCTAGACGTTCACCTTTACTTTGGTTTGACGAAGAAAAAGGAGTTAACAGAGCTTTACGTTATGCTAGAAACCAGCGTTCCCCTTTTGAGGACGAACAAGACGACAATGCTATTGTAGAGCCAATTGTGTTTGAAGATGGTGTATTAAAAGTTTCCAAAACTGATACGGTTTTGCAGAAGTTCTTGGATATGCATCCAAAGAATGGAACTTTATTCGAGGAATTCGTTCCAGAAAGAAATGCAGAAAAAGAAATAGAAGAGTTAAATTACGAGGTAGATGCGTTGATTGCTGCTCGTGAAATGAGTATTGACAAGTGCGAGGAGATTTTGCGTGAAGTAATTGGTGGCCGTGTTGAAAACATGACGTCTAAGGAAGTGCGACGTGATATTTTGGTTTTTGCTCGAAATAACCCTTATGAATTACTGACCTTGGCTGGTGATCCTAGCGTTAAGATGAAGAACAATATTGCTCAGTTTTTCGACATGAATATGATTCAGTTTCGTAACAAGAACAGAGATGTGTACTTCAATCTTCCCAATAATAAAAAGCGCATGTTAACTGTACCAGAGGGCGAGGACGGAATTGAGGCAGTAAAGATTTATTTTGAGACAGAAGAGGGCGAGTCTGTATATAACAAGCTTTGTAGGGAGCTGTAATACTATACTACTTTAAAACAAAGCCATCTCCAAAAGGGGTGGCTTTTTTTTGTTATCTTTGCGTAACATGATTAACGAAGTAAGAGATACCGTTATGTTTATCCTAAATAAGGATAACAATGGATACCTTACTCCTGCTGAGTTCAATGCATTTGCAAGGCTATCTCAGCTAGAGGTTTTCGAGGACCTTTATCAAAAGGTGAACGATTGGTATTCAAAGAGGAATAATAGAACCTCTAACAGTGGTATTGCTGATATTACAAAGCATGTTACTGAAGACTTAGAGGCTTTTGTAAAGACAAACAACTTAACATTGGATTCAGGAAGTACGTTTACGATACCCACTGATACCTATAGTCTTATTGATGTGATTTACGCCAACAAGAGCGTAGAAAAAGTTTCAAATCACAAAATAACTCTTTTGAACAATTCCAACCTTACAGCGCCTACAATATATTATCCAGCTTATGTTGACAGAGAGACAAAGGTAACATTATATCCAGACACAATAACAAGTGGAGTTTCTGCTATTTACATAAAGCTTCCAGAAGATCCCAATTGGACGTATTATACCGACGCAAGTGGTAACCCTGTGTTTGATATCAATAACACCAATTATCAAGATTTTGAACTTACAAAAGAATACGAAAAAGAATTAGTATTAAGAATATTGGCGAAAGCTGGGGTAACATTGAGAGAGTCGGCCATAATAAATGTGGTAAACGCAGAGGAGGCCAAAAACGAACAGAAAGATAAATAATGAGCAGTCAAGACTACTATAACGACCCCTCTCTGTACGGAGAATCGCAGTACGTTACTTTGCAAGACGTAGTGAATAACTTTATGCTTATGTACGTGGGCTATGATAAGTTAATTGACAATGTTGATAGATATAATGTGTTGTTTCACGCAAAGAGAGCGATACAAGAACTCAACTACGATGCGTTTAAAAACATCAAGTCACTAGAGGTAATCGTTGATGATGAGTTACGTGTAATACTTCCAGAAGACTACGTGAACTATGTTCGTATTTCTTTTGAGCAAGAGGGCGTATTGTTTAAGCTTACCGAGAATCAAACAATTAACTACGCTACCAAGTATGAGCAAAACGCAGACGGTACTTTTTTGTTTGACATAGACGGTAATTTAATAGAAGAGCAGTCAGAGCTTGACAGAATAAGAATTGAGGGAGATTATACCATGTACTACGGCCCTGGCTATTGGTATGGACGATATGGTTACCTATACAACGATAATT